CCTACAGTCTCGGCCCCTTACGGTCTAAAGCCTGTAAACCTAATAGGTGGACAGGTATTTGCGGGTTCAACCCGTCTGATGGAAATTGCAAGTGGTTATGCCACTAGCATTTTTTATGGTGATTTGGTAAAACGTGTTGCGGCAGGAACAATTGAGAAGGATGCCGGCACAGCAACTGCCACTCCGTCTGGTATTTTCTTGGGTGTTCAGTTTACCAATGGTTCAACTGGTCAAGTCCAGCAACAGCAATTTTATCCAGCGAGTCAGTCTATCAAGGCTGGCACAAAGATATTTGCAGTTGTTGCAGATGATCCTGATACGCTGTTCCAAGTGGCAGTAGTTTCTAGCGGAACGACTATTACTGGTGTCGGTATTTCCTCTATTGGGAATAACGCCGAGTTGGTTCAGAACGCCGGTTCATCAACCACTGGTAATTCAGCAGTGGCTATTTTGGCAGCGACTGCTACAACCATTACTTTGCCTATTCGTATCATTGATGTAGTTCGGGACACCGCAACTGCTACTGATAACTTTCCTGAAGTTATTGTCAAGATCAATGCGACTATGCATCAGTACAACAACGCCACTGGCATATAAGGAGCGTAAATCATGGCTATTTCACGCGCACAACTACTTAAAGAACTGCTCCCCGGTCTAAACGCATTGTTTGGTTTAGAGTACGCACAGTACGGCGAAGAGCATAAAGAGATCTACGAAACAGAGACATCTGAGCGTAGCTTTGAAGAAGAGACGAAACTGTCAGGTTTCTCTGCTGCTCCTGTCAAAAACGAGGGTTCTGCCATCGCTTATGACAATGCGCAGGAAGCGTTTACGGCTCGTTACAACCACGAAACCATTGCTTTGGGCTTTAGCTTGACTGAAGAAGCTATCGAAGATAACTTGTATGACTCACTGTCTGCTCGTTACACCAAAGGTCTGGCTCGTGCTATGGCTTACACCAAGCAAGTTAAAGCTGCTGCCATCTTAAACAACGGCTTCACAGGCGGTGTTTATGCTGGTGGTGACGGTGTGGCTTTGTTCAGCACATCACACCCCCTGATCTCTGGTGGTGTAAACAGTAACACTCCAGCTACCGCCGCTGATTTGAATGAAACATCGTTGGAAAACGCTGTTATTCAAATCGCTGCTTGGACAGATGAGCGTGGTTTACTGATTGCTTCTAAACCTAGTAAGTTGGTGGTTCCACCTGCACTGCAGTTTACGGCAACTCGTTTGCTTGAGACTGAATTGCGTGTGTCTACTGCTGACAACGACATCAATGCGTTGAAGAACAATGGATCAATCCCCGGTGGTTACACAATTAACCACTACCTGACTGATACCAATGCTTGGTTCCTATGCACCGACGTGCCTAACGGCATGAAGCACTTCATCCGTACACCGCTGTCTAACAGCATGGACGGTGACTTCGATACAGGTAACGTCCGTTACAAGTCTCGTGAGCGTTACAGCTTTGGCTTCTCAGACCCTCTGGGTATGTTTGGTTCACCTGGCGCTTAATATTTCTTAGGAAATATATGAAAAGGGGGCTTGCGTCCCCTTTTCTTTTGTTGTATATTGACTTTATTCCGGGCTTATCCGGTGCATTAGACAGTCCCGGCTGACGACATACAGACTGATGCACTTAACTTGTATGTAAGGAACCATCATGGCACGTACTACGTTCTCCGGCCCAGTCGTATCTCAAAACGGCTTCATTACCGACCACACTCCCGGATCTGCAAACGCAGTAAACGCAACGGCTACAGCTACTGCGGCGCAAGTTGCAACGGGCTACATCACTTCTACTTCAGCCGCCGCTACAGTCATCACTTTGCCAACTGGCACTCTGTTGGGAGCCGCTTTAGCCGCTACTCAAGGAACTGTGTTTGATTTGTTCATTGACAACACCGCTGGTGCATCGACTGTGACTATTGCTGTAGCTACAAACGGTGTTTTGTCTACTGGCGCTGTTGATGCTGCTGCTGCCGCAGGTACTTTTGGTGACTTGACTGTTGCCTCTGGCGCAACAGGCTTAGCCCGTTTCACCATCATGTTCTCAAGTGCAACAGCATACGCGTTCACACGCACTGCTTAATTAGGAGCATCAAATCATGATGCAAACAGACGTAAAAAGTACAGCTGCAGCTGCTAACGCTACCACTACAATTTTTGGTGGCCCTGCCCGTATCAAAGGTTTGACTATCAGCTACCCATCAGGTGGAACAGTTATTCTCAATGATGGTACAGGCGGAACTGCTAGGTTTTCCTTTACTGCGCCAGCCGCAATTGGATCAATCTATGTTGCAATCCCTGGAGAAGGCATTAGGTGCGATATAAACATTTCAGCAGTTTGCGCCGCATCTACCACCGCAGTGGTGTTCTATGGCTAAGTCCCCCGCATGGCAGAGGAAAGAAGGCAAGTCCGAGAAGGGCGGCTTGAACGCCAAAGGCCGAGCCTCCGCAAAAGCGCAAGGTATGAACTTGAAACGTCCCCAGCCGGAAGGCGGCTCTCGCAAAGACTCGTTCTGTGCGCGGATGGGCGGGATGAAAAAGAAGCTGACGAGCGCAAAGACAGCCAACGATCCAGATTCAAGGATCAACAAAGCTCTTAGAGCTTGGAACTGCTAGGAGTAAAGTATGGCAGATGAAACTGATAAACCAGAACGCTATCTTATTCGGGATAGAAAAACTGGCACTTATAAAAATTATGAAGGGTATTCAACCGCTTCTAGAGCTAGAAATGCCGTAGATAAACTTGATAATGCTTATGGGGCATATAGGTACGAAGTAGTTCCGCATAGTAAAGCTACAGAGGGATCATTTGAAAACCCTAAAAAAAATCTAGCAGGAAAATTAGGTGTTGCCGCAACCTTAACTGGAGCAGCAGCGGCAGCTAAAGCAGGGGAATACGGGGAAGCTGTAAACAAAGCAACAGATTTATTTGTTCCACCTTTTGCTGAATCTCGTGCAACTCAAGAAGGGCATGATGAAGAATTAGCTCAACGCAGAACTAAACCGCCCACAATTGACAAAGCTCGTGGTGGTAAAGTTTCAACTTCATCCCGTGGAGATGGGATTGCTCAGCGCGGTAAGACAAGAGGTCGGATGGTATGAACCAAGAAAACGTTGAAACTTTAAAAAATGTAGCAGACGGTGTAGCCGCTGTTACGGCTATTGGTACGGTAATGCAAATGCTTCCTGCGTTTGCCGCACTATTTACAATTGTGTGGACAGGTATGCGTATCGCTGAGATGATTGCGGGTAAACCTTTTGCTAAAATAATTCGTCAAAAGAAAAACAATGCCATCGACGAGTAAAAAACAACACAATTTCATGGCAGCGGTGGCTAATAACCCATCTTTTGCTAAGAAAGCAGGCGTCCCACAGTCCGTGGGCAAAGAGTTCAACGATGCCGATAAAGGCAAAACTTTTAAAAGAGGTGGTGATATGGCTTCAAGTATGGGTAAACCTGTGATGAAAAAAGGTATGAGCATGGCTAAAGACGGCATGAAACGTCCTACGCCTATGGCTGATACATCTATGGGCGGTATGGGTGGTATGGGCATGAAAAAAGGCGGCATGCCTATGAAGATGAAAGACGGCAAAAAAGTGCCTATCTTTATGAATAAAGGTGGTGGCATGGCTAAAGGTGGCGGCATTGAGTCCAAGGGTAAAACCAAAGGCAAGATGATCACTATGAAGCACGGCGGCAAAGCCTAATAAGGAGCTAATATGGCTGATTACAATGCTGGCGCAGGGCGAGGCAAGCAGGGCGGCCCTACAGCTAAAGAACTTGCTGATTACGAGCGTAAACAAGACGCTGGTATTTACACTGTTGAAAAAGGTAAGCCTCCACAGGATAAAGACGGCGCATCCGTCCCTATGAAGAAACTATCTAAAGGTGGTTCAGCTTCTAGTCGCGCTGATGGCTGCGCCGTTCGCGGAAAGACAAAGGCTTAATTATGAGAGCAAGCCGTGGCATGGGTGACATTTCCCCTTCTAAAATGCCCAAAGGCGTTAAGAAAGCCCGGCGGGACGACACTGACTTTACCCAGTATAAAGAGGGTGGGAAAGTAAAATCTAAAGTAAACGAGGCGGGTAACTACACCAAGCCTAGTTTACGTAAACGGATTTTCAACAGCGTAAAAGCTGCGGCAATTGTTGGTACGGGCGCAGGTCAGTGGAGTGCAAGAAAAGCGCAGGTTATGGCTAAACGGTATAAAGCCGCAGGTGGTGGCTACCGTGATTAAAGCCCCACAGCAATCCCTGAAAAACTGGGGCAAACAAGATTGGACAACCAAAAGTGGTAAAAAATCTTCTGACACTGGTGAACGATATCTTCCAAAAGCTGCGATCAAAAGTCTCAGCTCTAGTGAGTACGCTGCGACGACCAAAGCCAAGCGAGCCGGAAAAGCCGCCGGCAAACAATTCGTAGCTCAACCTAAAACAATTGCAAAGAAAACGGCAGGATTTAGATAATGGCTAGCACTTCAGGAACCTCCGCATTTAACCTAGACTTTAACGATATCGTTGAAGAAGCGTATGAGCGGGCGGGTATTGAGGTTCGTACTGGCTATGAGTTTCGTACCGCACGCCGGTCCTTCAATATGCTTACGATTGAATGGGCTAACCGTGGCATCAATTTATGGACTATTGAGCAAGGCCAATTCGTAATGAACACTGGGCAGGGCGTCTATGCTTTGCCTAATACTACGATTGATCTGTTGGATCAAGTTATCCGTACACAGGCGACTACGATCAACCAGATCGATATCAACATTAGCCGCATCTCTGAATCAACGTGGTCAACGCTGCCAAACAAGTTGGCCCAAGGCCGTCCTATTCAGATGTGGATTAACCGGCAATCCAACCAAAGCTATTTGTCTACGGCAACTGTAGCGGCAACGGTAGCGGCAACAGACACGACTATTACTCTTAGTTCTACTACAAACCTACCCGCAACAGGATTTATCACAATTGATTCAGAAACAATCTTCTACGCTAACGTCAGCGGTAATCAACTACTTAATTGTTATCGTGGTCAGTACAATGGCAGCACTAATACAACTGCCGCATCTCACGCAATTAGCGCTACCGTAACGGTTAATAACCTCACGTGTGTGAACGTGTGGCCTACGCCCAATGCCCCTGGGGATCAATATGTGTTTGTCTACTGGCGCATGCGCCGCATGCAAGACGCTGGCAACGGCGTTAACGTGCAAGACATCCCATTCCGGCTAATTCCATGCGTAGTGGCTGGTCTAGCCTATTATGTTGGTTCTAAGCGCGCTGACGTGCCTATGGAGCGTATTATGATGCTTAAAGCGGCTTATGAAGAACAGTGGACGTTAGCGTCGCAGGAAGACCGCGAGAAGGCCCCTGCTCGTTATGTTCCAAGACAGTCGTTCTACAGGTGATGTATGTCAAGTAGATACGCTTCAGGCAAAAATAGTATTGCAGAGTGCGATAGGTGTGGTCAGCGGTACATGCTTAAAAACCTGAAGAAAGAAATTATTAAGACACGCTTGTTCAACATAAAAGTGTGTCCTGAGTGTTGGGACCCTGATCAACCTCAACTACAGTTGGGTATGTACCCCGTGGATGATCCACAAGCTGTACGAGAGCCGCGTCCTGATGTAAGCTATACACAGTCGGGAACTAGCGGATTGCAGATTATATTAACTAACAGTACAGCTCCTGATGGGTTTGGATATCCAGAGGGCGGTAGCAGGGTGTTTCAATGGGGCTGGTATCCGGTTGGCGGAGCTAGTAATTTTGATGTGGCATTGACTCCAAACTACTTGGTGGCAACGACAAATGTTGGTACAGTAACAATATCTTAGGAGCTTAAAATGAATGATATGAAACAGGATAAAAAAATGGTGGCTGGTGCTGTACATAAGCACGAAAAAAAGCTGCATCCCGGCAAGCCTATGACTAAATTAGCCAAAGGTGGCAAGACCAACGCTAACATGAAGGCTATGGGTCGTGGTCTGGCTAAAGTTGCTAATCAAAAGCGAGGTTAATTATGGCCACGTTCAGCAAAAAAGTAATGGGCAAAGAAGTTGGTGATGCCAAGGTCTATGCGCCTCCACACACTATGACGGGCAAGCCTGTTAAAGCTGTTTCTAATTCTCGCCCTGACCGAAGCGATGCGTCTACAGTCAATATGTCTGTTGCTGGCATTAACCGCAGGTCAGCACCAGAAGCTAAAACAACTGGTATCGTTACCCGTGGTAACGGCGCGGCAACTAAAGGCACAATTGCTAGAGGCCCGATGGCATGAATTACACCGAACTCAGTAGCGCTATTCAAGCGTATACAGAGAACACGGAGACAAACTTCGTGGCGGAGATTCCTGTCTTTGTGATGCAGACTGAGCAACGTATTTATAACTCGGTGCAGTTTCCTTCGATTCGCAAAAACGTAACAAGTACTGTTGCAATAAACACAAAGTATTTGGACTGCCCCCTTGACTTCTTAGCCGTGTATTCTATGGCGGTTGTTGACAGTAATGGCAACTATGAATACTTGCTTAACAAAGACGTTAACTTTATTCGTCAATCGTACCCTAACCCAACAACAGATGTAGGTATTCCCAAGTACTACGCACTATTTGGCCCAACGGTATTAAATTCTGTAGTCTATGACGAACTCTCGTTTATATTAGGACCAACAGCCGACGCAAGTTACAGCGTTGAGCTGCACTATTACCACTACCCCGAGTCAATTGTGCAAAGCCCTGTTGCTACTCTTGGCGCAATTACTGGCGGTAGCGCATATACGGCGGGTACTTACTTTAATGTGCCCTTGACTGGCGGTACAGGTAGCGGAGCGTTAGCAACAATTACTGTTTCTGGCGGTGCGGTAACAGCTGTAACTATCACAAATGGCGGTTTGCAATATACGGCTGGTGGGTCTTTGTCAGCCGCCGCTACAAATATTGGTGGGACAGGTTCTGGCTTTTCAGTGTTAATTAGTACTGTAACTAACTCTGATGGAAGATCATGGCTGGGCGATAACTTTGACACGGTGTTGTTGTACGGCTCATTGGTTGAGGCTTACACCTACATGAAGGGCGAGGCCGACATGATGGCGTTATACAACGGTAAATATAAAGAAGCGCTTGCATTGGCCAAACGTCTTGGTGATGGTATGGAGCGTCAAGATGCTTACCGTTCTGGACAATTTAGACAGGCGGTGACCTGATGGCTATTGCTCAAACCCAGACCACAAGTTTTAAGGCAGAGCTTTATCAAGGCATACATGACTTGACAACTGATGTTATTAAGATTGCTCTGTATACGGCTAGTGCAGATTTAAACGAAACAACAACGGCGTACAGCGCAGCTAATGAAGTAGCTAATACAGGCACTTACGTTGCTGGTGGGGCAACATTAACACCCATTACGGTATCGTCTTCTGGATACACAGCTTTTGTAGGTTTTCCCAATATCTCATGGACGGGCGTTATTACGGCTCGTGGTGCTTTGATCTATAACTCTAGTCAAGGTAACAAATCTATTGCCGTTTTAGACTTTGGTTCTGACAAAATATCTACTGTTACATTTACAATCACAATGCCAGCCAACACCGCTACGGCGGCTCTTATTAGGAGTTCAAATTGATTACCACAACCAAAGGTGATATGGACGAATCATTGCTTGAAAAGCGTGAAGGTTCATTAGATAATAACAACGAAACAACCACATGGGTGGAGTATTGGTTGGATGGCGAGCTGGTGCATCGATCAGCCCATGTCGCCCTAAAGCAAGCACCCATCATTGCTGTTGAAGCAGCATCTTTTACATAAGGAAACATCATGGCAAATACTCAAGCAATGTGTACTTCGTTCCTAGGCGAAATTCTCACTGCAACACACAATTTTGGAACTGCTCCTGTTCGCGCAGTTACAACTCCCGACGTTTTTAAAGCGGCTCTGTATTTAACTTCTGCTACGGTAAACGCGAGTACTACAGCGTACAGCGCTACTAGTGAAGTGTCGGGTACTGGTTATACCGCTGGTGGTGTGACAATTACAGGTTCACCTGCATGGAATGCTCCAACTGCTACTAATACCTCTACAACCGCTGGCACTGCATTTACAACGCCTACGGCTTCAATTACATACACAACCGTAACTTTGGGAACGGCGTTTGACTCAGTGTTGATTTATAACTCTACTCAGAGTAATAAGGCTGTTAGCGTACACACCTTTGGTTCTCAAACAATTACCGCTGGTACATTTACATTGACTATGCCTGCCAATACCACTGCTGCTGCGTTGTTGCGTATCGCTACAACCTGAAAGTAGTGTATGGCTCTCGGGTGGGGCGATAATGCGTGGGGTGACTATGGTTGGGGCGGCGCAATTCCTGTTACAGGTAATGAAGCTGTTTCAACTATTGGCGCGGTCACGTCCATCGTTTCTGTAACAATTACGGGTGTAAACGCTTCAGGAGCAGTTGGTACAGTTGTTCAAAGTCAATCAATCTCTAAGATTGGTAATTTAGCAACTGCGTTGGCTGGCACGGTTGAGGCTTCTGTTACGGTTGCTTTGACAGGTGTTAGTGCAGTTGGTTTAATTGGATCTAGCTGGGGCCAAGGAGCTTGGGGCGATAATCCATGGGGCGGCTCTAGTTTAGGTTTTGCTGAAGAATACAGCAGTGCAGGTGTTAATGCTGTTGGCGCTGTAGGTAGCGTCACTGTTGCTGAACGTTTTATTGCTATAACAGGTGTTAGCGCTTCTGGCGTAGCAGGTACAGTAGCTGGTTTATACGCTATGGAGTTAACAGGCGTTGGAAGTGTAGGCAATGTAGGTACAGTTGGAGTTGCAAATACTCTTGGTTTAACTGGCAATGAGGCTTTTGGTCAAGTAAACCAGATTATTGTGCCGCTAAACTCCAACCAAGCGTTGGCTTCTGTTGGGACTGTAGCCCATGTGATAACTGTAGAATTGACTGGCGTATCCGCTTCAAGCGCTATAGGGACTATGGGAGTGATCAGGACACATAGTTTGACAGGTAATTTGGCAAGAGGCAGTGCTGGAAATTTGGTAGCTGTTTACTGGAAATTAATTGATGACAACCAGTCAACAATTTGGCAAAATATAAACACTTCGTAAGGAACGAACATGGCAGCGACAACAACTCTTTTGGGCTTAGTTACCCCCACACAGGGAACGCTCTCTGGTACGTGGGGCGACACAGTCAACTACGGTATTTCTGACTACCTTGATATTGCCATTGCGGGTACATTATCTTTTGCGGGTGATGGCGCTATTACTTTGGCAAATACCACGGGTAGCTCGTCAGGAAACGCAATAGTTTCTACCACAGCTCAGTACATGGTGATTCGTATCACCGGCACACAAACTGTTACCAAAGTTATCACAGGCCCAAGCTACAGCAAGCTGTACATGGTAGATCACGCAGGCGCTACCAGCGCGGTAACCTTTAAAGCTTCCGGTCAATCCGGTGTGTCGATTGCTGTAGGTGAAAAAGCGTTTGTCTATTACAACGGCACAGATTATGTCAAAGTTTCTAGTATTGGTGCGACGGGTATTCTTGGCCCCGCTGGTGGCGGCACAGGCGTAGCAAACAATGCAGCCAGCACGCTGGCTATCTCGGGAGCTTTTGCAACTACGTTAACTGTTACTGGCACTACAGGTGTTACGTTGCCAACTTCTGGTTCATTGGGCTACCTCAATATACCGCAGTCTGGCTCCGCTAAAACTACTAGCTACACACTTGCTGTAGGTGATATTGGTGAATTTATTGAAGTTGGTGCAAGCGGATCAATTGTAGTTCCTAACTCAACTTTTGCTGCTGGTGATGCGGTTGTTATTTTTAACAACACTTCGGGCGCAATTACACTAACCATGTCAATTACCACTGCGTATATTGGCGGCACTGATGCGGATGTAGCAACTATTTCTTTAGCAACACGCGGCCTTTGCAATGTGTTGTTTATTTCTGGTACTGTTTGTGTTGTGACAGGAAACGTATCGTGAGCGGGATACTGCTTGCTTCTGTTGGGAACAGCTACGGCGCTGCTCCAGTTAACACTGTGGCTCCGGCGGTCACAGGTACAGCTACCGTTGGTCAAACTCTTTCAACAACTGACGGTACATGGACAGGCGCACCAGCGCCTACATTTGCATATCAATGGCAACGTTCAGCCGTAAATATTGGCGGCGCAACTTCTAGCACGTATGTACTTGTTGCAGCAGACTACGCCAATACAATTCGTTGCGTGGTCACGGCAACCAATACACTCGCACCTTCTGGTGTTTCAGCTAATTCCAACTCTACAGCTTCTGTGGCGGGTAATGCCCCTGCCAATACTGTTGCGCCAGCCGTTACAGGTACAGCAACTGTTGGACAAACTTTAAGCTCCACCACAGGTACATGGACAGGAGTACCAACACCAACATTTACGTTTCAGTGGCAACGTTCAGCCTCAAATATCGGAGGCGCAACTTCTAGTACTTATGTGCTGGTTGACGCTGACGCTGCTAATACGATTCGTTGTGTGGTGACTGCGACTAACGCCGTATCTGCCGTAAGTGCAAACTCAAATTCAACAGCTTCTGTAGCGGCTACAGTTCCCGGCGCACCAACAATTGGCACGGCTACACAAACAGGTGCAACCACAGCAACTGTGGTGTTTACGCAACCATCAAGCAATGGCGGCGCTACGATTACGTCATACACAGCAACATCTTCGCCCGGCGGCGGTACAGGCACATTGAGTCAAGCAGGTTCTGGAACAATTAACGTGACTGGGCTTTCAGGTGGAACCTCATACACGTTTACTGTAACTGCAACAAACTCCGCTGGAACAAGCGCTGCAAGTGGAGCAAGTAACTCAATTACTACACCGCTTGCTATTGGTCAAGCTCTTGGTGGAGGATTTTATGCGGGGCAAATATCTACATCTGCTAATGGGGTAGCAACACATAATTTAATTGTTTCAAATACTGTTACCGGACAGGCGTATGGACAGGCGTGGGGAATATACGGAAATACTACAGGAGCTGTCAGTCCTATCAATGGCGCAGCAAATACAACGATACTAGCTGGATTAGGAGCAGCATATGTCGCCGCTACTTTTTGTGAAAATTTATCGTCTGGGGGTTTTACAGACTGGTATTTACCTGCTCCAAAAGAACTTAATACTATTTACTATTTTTTAAAACCCGGCACACAATTAAATGCTCTTGGTTATGGAGCAAATATTTATGCAGTGTTGCCACAACCTATCAATACAAACAATACTGCCGTAGACCCCGCGCAAACGTCGGCTACAAACTTTAGAACTGGGGCGTCAAGTCAAGAATTTCTCCTAACCGGCGGTTACTCGGGTGCGTACTGGACTAGCTCAGACAATGGCAGCGCATTAGGGGCAGACTGCGGGGGTTTTGTAGATGGTCAGCCAATTGGTTTGCCAAAGAACTATCCGCTGGTATTTACTCGCGCTATAAGAAAGGTGGCGGTATGATCTATTTATCAATTACTCAAATTGATGCGGTTACGGGTATCCTTTGCACAGTAGAGCCAATGCGAACTGGGCCAGCATACCCACAGATTAAAAACTGCAATATGATTTGGTGCAACAAGTCAACTTGGCCTATAGCTACAACCCCCGAGGGTATCCTTACACGAGCTCCATTGTTCTTTGGCACTTGCGATGATGACTCAATTATCAACATTCCCGGCGTTATAGCAACTTATACGGCTGAAGAGTACCAAACATTAAAAACGGCAGAATATCAAGCTCGTAAACCATATCCAAGTTGGGTTGGTAATGAAGAAACAATGACTTGGGCCGCTCCCGTGCTTACACCAACCGATAATGAACATTGGTATTACTGGGATGAGCCGAGTCTTTCTTGGATTGGTAAAACAAAAGTGGAGCATTTACCATAAAAACTTTTGAACTTGGTTACTTTGGCAACATATGGGTCAGGCAAAATGTGCTTGAATTAACAGGTGAGGCGCATGATGGTCACGAGCATAAGTTTGACCATGTGACTTTATTGGTATCGGGTAAGGTAAGCGTTGAATTGGCTGGTAGTGATGCCAAAGAATTTACAGCGCCTACATTTATTGTTATTAGAAAAGAACACAAACACAAGATAACTGCGCTGATAGACGGTACGGTTTATTACTGCGTTTTTGCGCTTCGAGATTTGAATGGTGAAGTGATGGAAATATTTGGCCCACAGCACGATCCTGAATCATCAGGCGGCAGAAACGAAGGCTACTGGGAAAACATTAAAAAGCTAGAGAGCACTTAACATGTGGGACTGGGCCGAGGCAATCATTGCGGCGGCCTGTATAGCGGCCTTCGTGATCTTTGGCACGTACATGATTGCATGGGGCGGGACATGGTAAATGCGCTGTCTTTTGATGCTCTTTTTGGTGTTTCTACCGGGAGCATCCACCCAAGACAGGAAGACTGAGTACCGCTGTGTGCGGTGGGCGTGGACGGGTGATGTTTATAACCGCAAAGTAGTATGCCTTGAGTGGCAAAAGGTTGAACGGAAATGATTGATCCTCTAACAGCCCTAGCAGGTTTGACAAGCGCCATATCGCTTGTTAAGAAAGCGGCAAAGGTGGCAAACGACCTAGGTGGCCTAGGCGTGATGGTTGCGCGTATGTTTGACGCTAAGAGCGTTGCGACCAAAGCGATGGTTGATGCAAAGCGGTCAGGCAACAAGTCTAACTTTGCGCTGGCAATGCAGATAGAAAATGCGCTGATGCAGACCGCCAAGCTGGAGGCTCAGTTGCAACTCTTGTATATGCAGACAGGAAATATTGACGTTTGGAATAAGATCAAAGCACGAGCGGCTGAGATGGATGCCGAAGATGCCTACCTTGCTAAACAGTCAAAAGCAGAGGATAAGAAGCGTAAAGCCAAAGCGCAGAGTGAGGCTGAACTGGCGGCTGGGATTACAGCGGTTGCTTTTTTGTTGATGATGCTGGCTTTTGGTTTGTATGAGTTGATGGAGTTTTGTCAGCAAACAAAGAGATGTGGCAGGTAACTAGGAGTAACTATGTTTGAATTACTTGGCGGTGGTGTTATAGGTTCAGTGCTTGGCGGCGTGTTCAGGCTTGCCCCTGAAGTTTTAAAATATTTTGACAAGAAGAATGAGCGTTTACACGAGCTTAGTATGTTTGCTCGGCAGTGCGAACTAGAGACATTGCGCGGTCAGCAGAAGTTGGCTGAGATTGGCGCACAACGTGAAGCCGCTATTGACGTAGGCGTAATGGATGCGTTTCAGTCTGCCATAGAACAACAAGCCACAATGGTCAAAGCCGCTGGTGGTTGGGCGGCTAGTCTGTCTGCTTCTGTCAGGCCAGTCGTAACTTACTGGGTTCTGTTTGTATGGAGCTTTATCCACGTATGGTTTGCATGGAACGCATGGATTACTGGCGCTCCTCCCGTGGAAGTGTTCAAGATAATGATGTCGCCTGACTTCTCAGCACTGCTGGCTGGGACAATAAATTTCTGGTTCCTTGACCGTACATTGGCTAAGCGTGGGCTATGAACCTAGAACTAGCCGCAGAGATGTGTAAACGGTTTGAGGGCTTTCGCTCCAAGCCGTATCTTTGCCCTGCTAACGTAGCCACGATCGGTTTTGGAAGCACCTACTACGCCAATGGAACAAGGGTCACGCTCCAAGACCCGCCAATGAGTCAGGAAGAGGCTCACGTCCTTTTGATGATTGAGCTTGAGCATACGTATCTGCCCGGTGTTCTGCGTAACTGCCCCATTCTTGCCACTGATGAAAAGAAGTGCAACGCCATCGTGGATTTTGCTTTTAATTTGGGCACTGGACGCTTGCAAACATCTACGTTAAAGAGGAAAATCAATGCCAATGATTGGGAAGGCGCAAAAGAACAACTGATGCTCTGGACTAAAGGTGGCGGTAAGGTACTGCCGGGACTGTTAAAACGCCGTAAGGCTGAGTGCGCACTACTGGATTAACCGATGCCATTATCTAAGATTCTATTTAAGCCGGGCGTCAATAAAGAAAACACCCGCTACACCACCGAGGGAGGCTGGTTTGACGCCGACAAGGTACGCTTTCGTCAGGGTAATCCCGAAGTAATTGGTGGCTGGCAACCTTTTTCTGCTGCTACGTTTCAAGGTGTATGTCGTTCATTGTGGAACTGGGTAACGCTTGGTGGCAATAATTTAGTTGGTGTTGGCACAAACCTCAAGTTCTATATTAACCAAGGCGGTCTTTATTACGACATTACGCCTATCCGCGCAACAAGCACAATTAATAACAACCCGTTTGTCTTAACCGCTTCAACAACCGTTACTGTGACAGATACAAATCATGGCGCGTTGACAGGAGATTTTGTAACTTTTAGCGGTGCTGTAGCTATTGGAAGTGGTGGCACAAACGTTACGGCTACAGTGCTTAACCAAGAGTTTCAAGTTACTGTATTGACAGCTAACACGTACACGATTGTAATTTCTGTGACGCCAAATGCTACGGCTATTGCCGGTTCCCCCGGCGGCGGTGCTTCTGTTGTAGCTACATATCAAATTGGTGTTGGCCCTGCGATTCCTGTCCCGCTTCTTGGTTGGGGCGCTGGTACTTGGGGTGAGTCGGGTACAACATGGGGTAATGGCGGAACATCTATATCAGCCCTACGTTTGTGGAACCAAATTAACTACGGTCAAGATTTAGTGTACGGCCCCCGCACAGGCGGTATTTATTATTGGGAAGCAAACAACACTGTTACTACCCGTGGTGTATTACTTAATACACTTGGCGGTAATGTATCTTTTACCAACGCTTCCCCTACAGTAGTTACAGCTACAGAGGCTTACACAGAAGGTGCGGCGCTTCAGTTTGCTGCTACTACATTTTTACCTATAAACGTTTCCGCCGCTACAACATATTACGCATATAACGTAAATGGCTTAACTTTTAATTTACTTGACGCAGCGGGGGCAGAAGTTAATACAGCTTCCACAGGTACAGGTGTGTATATTTCTTTAATTGTGGATGTACCAACAGTACAAAATAATCTTACAGTATCAGATACTTCACGTTTTGTAATTACGTTTGGTAGTAATGATTACGGTTCAAACGTGCTTGACCCTATGTTAATTCGTTGGTCAGCGCAAGACAGTATTTACAATTGGACGCCGAACATTACAAACCAAGCGGGTAGCATTCGGGTATCTCATGGCTCTGAGATTATTGCCACGGTTCAAACCCGGCAAGAAATTGTAGTGTTTACTGACTCAGCTATATATTCACTTCAATACCTTGGTCCTCCTTACGTCTGGGTTCCGCAACTTCTTGGCGACAACATCTCTATCATGAGTCCTAACGCGGCTGTGATTGCTTCAGGCGTTGTGTACTGGATGGGCGTGGATAAATTTTACGTCTACGATGGTCGTGTTAACACGTTACCTTGCGATTTACGCCGCCACGTATTTCAAGATTTAAACCAAGATCAATCACTACAAGTGTTTGCTGGAACAAGCGAAGGCTTCAATGAGATCTGGTGGTTCTACTGCTCGGCTAATAGTACTGCAGTGGACAGATACGTTATTTACAACTATCTTGAAAAAATCTGGTACTACGGCACTATGTCACGTACAGCGTGGTTGGATTCTGGTTTGCAAACTGTTCCTATTGCAGCAAACTACGTTACTGCTACGCTCACGGGTAACTTGATTAACCATGAGACAGGGTTGAACGACAATACAACCGGCACTGCTGTTGCAATTGATGCTTATATTGGATCGTCTGAGTTTGACATTGGTGATGGTCATAACTTTGGTTTTGTGTGGCGTGTCTTACCTGACTTGACTTTTGGAAATGCTACTAACACCCCTACTGCCGTTCCTCCACAGGTAACCATGACACTGTACGGTCTAACTAATTCTGGCTCCGGAACTACAAGTAGCGCTGATGGTACTGTTGTAAAGGGTAGTACGTATGTCATTACCGAAGAGTTTACGGGGCAGATCTTTACCCGTATGCGTGGTCGTCAGATGATTTTTAAAATTGGCTCTAATCAAATTAATACGACATGGCAACTAGGCTCGCCCCGTATTGACATCCGTGCTGATGGTAGGAGATAACTTGTGGCTGAACTAAGCGCAACTCCCCCAAGCCTACCGTTGCCCCCTGACGAGTACGAGAGCCGTTACTTTAGTCAACTAAACAACATTCTGCGTCTGTACTTTAATCAGTTAAACAACCCCGGTGATATGGGCGGGGCAACGCTAAATTTAAATTTAAACACGCTGCCAACTGATGCCGACTTTGCTAATTTAAGGTTAGGTGATGTTTACAGAGATACACAAGACGGCGTACAAGATGGTAGCCAAATGCTTCGCATAAAGACCTCAACGTGATATTATTAACTAGCCTTAACTAAAGTAACGCCATGGACATTGAAGCTATTAGTAATAACCCTAAGTACAAGAAAATTGATCTTGACTATGTAGAGTTTGTCGAAGTAGACGACATATGGGTCCGCGCCTATACGATTCCAAAGTCTAAGACTGTTTTATCTCAGCATGTTCATACTCACCCACATGTGACGTTGATATCGCATGGTGCTGTGGAAGTTTGGCAAGATGATGAGACTATGGGGCGGTTTGATGCCCCTGCTGTTATCACGATTCCTGCGGGCAAGAAGCACGCATTCATGGCGCTGACAGATGATGTGGCGTTGTGCTGTTTACATAACCTTCGCGGCACGGGTTTAGAGTCGCCAGAAATTAAGGAGTTTTAATATGCCATTTATGTTTGCCGCTTTTGAAGCCGCTGCTGTTGCTGAAGCCGCTGCTATTGCTGAAGCCGCTGCTATTGCTGAAGCCGCTGCTGTTGCTGAAGCCGCTGCTGTTGCTGAAGCCGCACAAGTTGCGGAGGCTGCTCAAGCCGCCCAAGCTGCGCAGGCTGCTCAAGCCGCCCAAGCTGCTCAAACCACTACAGCTGGCATTATGGAGGTTGGTGGGGCTACCGCAAATCCTTTGACTCTTACACCAGAAGCAGTTCAAAACGCTGCTATGAATTCTGGCGTGCCGCCACCCGCGCCACCCGCGCCACAGTTTGTTAACAATCCGCAAGGAATACCAGCTAATGTTACTACTTCTCCTGTAGCTAACTTTCAACCAACACCCGGTTTTGAAGGCATTACTTCTGGCCCTCAAGGCGCTGACCCTAACTTTTTTAATCAATCCGCTACTGTAGCTCCCGGTCCAGGCCCATTACCTAACCCACAGTATCAATTAAACGCTCCTACTGGCGGACAAAGTATGCGTCTCGGCTCTAGCCTAGAAAGTAGTTTAACTGCCCCCCAAATGACTTCTGTTTTACAGCCTCCTTCAGGGCTTGAGGCTGGATTTGATAAAGCTTTAAAGTTTGCTGAAAAGAATCCTTTTACTGCAATGACAGGCGCATACATGGGCGCTAGTGCTCTTGGTCTTTTGAATCCTTCTGGCGCTACGTTTAACAATACGCCTTACGATGGCCCTCTGTCAAAATACAAACTGTCGCCTAATTTTCAAGCAGGTAATGCTAACCCTGCAAACTTTCAATATGATCCGTCTATAAATAGACGCTACGCTGGTGGCGGTATCTTAGATGCTATGGGTGGTAGTGGCAGTGGCGGTATTTCCGCTAATGGAAATATAGATTTGCATATTCCAATTGGGTTTGGCAATAACAATAACAACGCTGGCGGCTATCAAAGTGTGGGGGCTAGCAACATGAGTCCTAGCGCAACTAATAATTTTGCCCCTCAACAGATGCTTGGAACTAACAATAACATCGATGTAGGCGGTAATGAAAGTATACCTAGCTATGCTAGGGGCGGCAGTCTTTCTGACTCTATTGAGAGCTATCAAAAGATGTTAGGTGGTCAGCCACAAGCAGCTCCTACAAAATCTCCTGACGTAGGTATCTACTACGACCAAGACCCTGATACCCGCTATCAAGATGCGTTAACTGCCGCACAGATTCGTCAAGCCAAAGTTAACAAACGCGCTAATATGCAGCTGCCCGGACCTAAGCGTCCTACGCCTATGGGACAGTTAAACTTAAAACCTATTGGCTCGGCTGCCACTGCTTCCGAATCAAGTCTTGATCCTGAAACAGCTAAGCACGGCGGCATCATGCACTCTAGCTTGGGTGGTTATGCTGCTGGCGGAAACCCACGACTACTCAAAGGCCCTGGTGACGGTATGTCGGACAACATTCCTGCAACTATTAACGGACGCCAACCTGCTCGACTTGCAGATGGCGAGTTTGTAATCCCAGCTGATGTGGTGTCACATCTGGGCAACGGCTCTACGGAAGCTGGCGCTAAACAACTTCATGCAATGATGAACAAGGTACGCAGTGCGCGTACTGGTAACTCTAAACAGGGCAAACAGATTAAACCGCAAAAATACATGCCTAAATGAACAACGAAGGCAAATTAGAGTGGTTTGGGGGCAATCAAGATGCGCTGAATGCGTTTCGCATGTTTGTAGATTTATCGCATTTATGGGACGACCTTGTTGACAAAGACAAAGAAGCTACTGAAGACGAAATCAATAACGCGTTTTTAATCTGCTTAGTTTATTTGCCGGCTAACCCGTTCTATCGTAGTATTCAAGAGCAGATTTTGCCGATGTGGTTGACTGTTGTTTCTGCCTATCAAACGGCTAATAAATTTGAGCGTGAAAAAGACGCACACGGAATTGAGATAGCGCACGGCCTTAGGTATGCGGCAGGGAATATTGTGGCTTACATGGTGTATGTTTGTGTAGGCCCCGAGAAAGCAAAAGAGTTTCTTCCAGACATGTGGAAAAACATATTTTTTGAACGGTACGACGATTACCGCAAGGAGCATTTAGATGTTGATTCCAAGTAAATTTAATGGCTATCAAAAAGACGGTACTCGGCTACTTCATATTAGTATGGGTGGCGGCGGAGGCGGTCCAACTCAAACTACATCGACTGTAACGAATTCAAACATCCCCGACTATGCAAAAGGGTATGTTGAGAACATGCTTGGCACAACTCAAGAACAGTTGTTTCAAGGAACTCGCGGCCCAGATGTAACAAATCCAGAAACAGGTGAAGTTACACAAGGCATATTTAATATAGAAGGATTTAAACCATATCAAGCATATGGCGGTACATACGATCAAAACAAAACACTAGCTGACGGAAAGCCTAATCCTAATTATGGCAAAGAACTTTCATATGATCCAACCAAAGGCATTGCTGGATTTACTCCTGACCAATTAGCAACGCAGCAAGGCATCATGGGACTGCAAGTTCCCGCAGAGTTTCGCACTGCTGGTATGGGGATGCAGAGCGTATACGACGACATGAAGACAAATGCGTATACAGCCCCTACAAACTTAGGCTATACCGCAGAAGACGCAACTGCAGCAACTGCTGGAACATCACAAAACGCTGTAGGTAGCGGCTATACATCATCCAGTGCAGGGAGTCAGGGCTACACCAGCAGAGATGCTACTAGCCAAGGTTATACATCTTCCGACGCCGCTGCTATTAAAGCTGAAGCAGCTAGATTAGGTGTTGCGCCTGAAGCTATTGCTTCGCAGTTTAAAGGCCCGCAAGATATAGCTAGCACTAATGTAAGTTCTGGTTCTCCATTAACTGCATTTCAAATGCAAGCAGCGCAATCTAACTATGCGCCTGGTTTAAGTCAGTATAGTATGGGCGCTGCGCCTACTGTAGCAACAAAAAGTTTTACAGATAGGAGTACTGCAGAGTCGTACATGTCTCCGTACATGCAGCGAGTTGTTGATGCTCAGCAACAAGAAGCGCAACGCGAATCGGATATTGCAGGTCAAGCGCAACAAGCACAAGCCGCGCGTTCCGGTGCGTTTGGTGGTAGTCGTGACTCAATCATGCGTGCTGAAGCTGCCCGTAATTTAGCTACGCAAAAAGGCAATATTCAAGCTCAAGGATTGCAAAGCGCTTTCCAACAAGCCCAACAGCAATTTAATGCAGAGCAAGGTATTGGCCTGCAAGGTCAGGTTGCTAACCAGCAAGCTGGTTTAACGGTTGGTCAACAGAATCTTGGCGCACAACTTGGTATTCAGCAGTTAGGTACGCAAACAGGCACGCAGATTGCCCTTGCTAATTTATCTAATACACAACAAGCAGCGGTGCAGAATCAAGCAGCAAGCTTACAAGCGCAAGGCATGACTTCAGCTCAAGCATTGCAAGCAGCATTGGCTAATCAGTCATCTGGATTGCAAGCAGCTCAAGCTAATCAAGGCATGGCATTTAATACTGCGGCACAAAATGCACAGTTGGCTCAACAAACTGCTTTGGCTAATCAGTCAATGAAAGGTCAATACGGACTTACGCAAGGTCAGCTTGATCAAGCTGCAAACATGCAAACTTCTTCGCAAGCGCAAAACGCAGCGTTGGCAAATGCAGCGGCAAAAAGTGCGGCGTCACAGTTTGGGGCTGGAGCAGCTAATCAAGCTCAACTTGCAAACGCAGCGGCATTTAATCAAGCAGGACAGTTTGGAGCTAACGCAGCCAACACAGCCGCATTGCAAAATGCAGCGGCAGCCAGTCAAGCATCACAATTTGGGGCAGCGGCTGGTAATCAGGCATCTCTTGCTAATCAATCAGCATCTAACCAGATGGCGCAGTACAACGCTGGGCTTGGTCAACAAACTGCCCTTGCTAATCAAGCTGCAGCTAATCAAGCCGCTCAATTTGGTGCGGGTCAAAATCTTACTTCAGCGCAAACAGAAGCTCAATATGACTTAGCAGGAAATGCTCTTCAGCTCCAAGCAGCTAATCAGTACGCTGGGTTAGGACAACAACAACTTGCAGCGCAGCAAGGCATTCTTGGTATGCAAAGTACAGTTGGTGCTCAGCAGCAGGCGTTAGATCAAGCAGCTAAGAATCAAGCCGTTCAAGATTACGCTAACGCACAGCAGTACCCCCTTATGCAGTTGGGCACAATGTCTAACATGCTCCGTGGCCTGCCAATGCAAGCGTCTACAACTAATCAATACGCTGCGTCGCCTAACCCACTGTCTCAAGCAGTTGGAACGATTGGTGCTGGCGCGTCTATCTATAACGCTACAAAACCTGGTGGCGCTGCGGGCGGCCTCCCTAGTGAGTTTAAATACGCAAAGGGCGGTATAGCTTCTGTCCCTAGCTACGACATGGGTGGTGAAGTTGAAGAACAACTTGAGAGCATGGACGAGAAAGGGTTACAGGCTCAAGCTAGAGAATCTTCTAGCCCATCTATTCGTAGAATAGCTCAGCGTTTGCTTCGTGAGCGTCAGATGGGTAAGCCGTCACAAGGCACAGGTCCCATGGGCGTTCAGTATCAAGCTGCTCAACCTCAGATGCCTGCTATGCGTAGTGGTGGCATTATTGCTTTTGCTGCTGGTGATCGCGTATATGGTGGCCCTTCTACGGAAAATGACCCCCAAAATGAAGAAGATGCTAGGATTGGCATGCAACAGCGTCTTGATCAACCCGCTCCAACTACGGGCGGTATCATGGGCGCAACTGCTCTTCCTGCAACGCCTATTCCCGCAGGCCCTTCACCTGATGTTGTTAAAGAAGCTACTCGTCAACGTGATATTTATTCGGCTCAAGCAGCTAGACCAACTTCAGAGTTGTTAAAAGATATTCAAGCTGAGCGTGAAGTTTTGGGTGTTGGTGAAAATAAAGCGCGTGATGAGTTACGTTCGCAACAGATGGCTGAGCGCGCTAACATGAAAGATGAACAAGAGCGTCAACGCTATATGCGCTTGGCTGAGTTCTTTGCTTCATGGGGGTCAACTCCTGGCCCAGTACTTGTCGCTGGTATGAGCGCGTTAAAGCAAGCAATACCTGGAATTATCACTGACGAAAAAGATGCTAAAAAAGCTCGTAGAGAAGCCGACAAGATTATTTACGATATTGATGAAGCAACTCGTCTTGAGAAGCTTGGCATGATTGATAAAGCTACAGCGCTTAAAGAAAAAGCTGCGGGTCACGCTCAAGACTTTAATAAACAACTACTTACATTCCAGTCTCAACGCGAAAGCGACAAGAGAGCGCTTGAACAAACAACTATGACTACAGAAGCGCAAAGAGACGTAGCTAATATAAATGCTAAATCTCAAAGTGGCTACAACGCACAACGTGCCAAAGAAGCGGAGTATCGCAACATTGAAGTATCTTTGAACGCCGCTCTTAGACAAAAAGCGGATATTGAAAAAGATATTGAAGCAACAAGAAGTAGGCCGCCAAAAGGTTCTCCTCTTGCTAAAGCCATGGATACAGCCAATTTATACAACAGTTTACTTTCAAAGAGTGGTGACGATCCGTCTAAACTGGACGCTATTACTAGAAAAAATGGAGAACAAGCGTTAGTAACTATTAAGAAATTTGAAGATAACTCAAAACGACGTTTACAAGATGCTGAAGATCGAGTTAAAACGTTTGAAAATCTATTTGATACTGCCGGTCGTGGTTCTAAATCTGGGGCAAAATCTTCTGCGGCTAAAGATGATCCGTTTGAAATCAACGACATATTAAAACAAGAGCCACCTGCTTCAGCTGCGTCAGCAAATGCTCCTACAGGTGGGACTACAAAATTAGCAAACAAGCCTACTAAAACAACCGCAGAAGTGCCGACCAATTCACTAGCGTCTAACCCTTACCGTGAAATAGGACGAGGTAGAACAGGTGTTGATCAAGGCGCGCTTCAAAGAGATTTACAGGAATATAATGAGCTAAAAGATAGCAAATTATCAGTAGCGGCAGGCCGTAGGTTATACTTAGAGAAGAAACTCCGTGCTGCTGGTGCCCTAGAAGATTAAAGGCTTCGTCATGAATATCGAAGAATTTCGCCAGAAGTTTCCTCAATACAACGAGTATGACGATACCCAACTTGCAAACGCACTCTATAAAAAACACTACGCAGATAAACTAGAGTTTGGTGAGTTTGCTCAAAGGATTGGGTACGTTGCGCCCGAAGCGGTAGCTCCTAAAACGCCCGTTGCATCGCCTCCTAGTGAGTCATTTCCGTTACTTCGTCAAGCTGCTGACGTCCCACTTAAAGTTGGCGCTGGTGTAGTCACTGGTGTGCGCATGATTGCCGATGCGTTTGGTGCAGATACAGGCGTAGGTCAAAGTCTGCGTGGCGTAGAAAACTATATTGCTGATCTATACAGCGCGCAGTCTAAGAAAGACAGCCAAGAGATTGGCCGCATCATGAAAGAGGCTGAAGACAAGGGCGCGCTTGATCAAGTGCTGGCTGGTGTTAAAGCTTTTTCTGTTGCTCCAGTTGACATGCTGTCAAATGCTTTAGGCACTGCAGCGCCTGCAATTGCTGCGGGTTTAGCTACTACGTTAGGTGGTGCGCCCGCACTAGCAGCAACGGCTGCAAGACTTGGTGTCGGTGCAATAATGGGTTCAGGGACAGTTAAGGGCGCTATCTATGACGCAACCAAGGACGCCTTAAAAGAAAACACTAATCTTTCTGACAAAGAAATTGAAGTTCGTGCTGTTGCTGCCCAAGAGTATGGCGGGCAAAATTTAGATCAGATTTTGATAGGCGCGGGTCTAGGCGCGTTTGGTTCTGCAACGGCTGTTGAGCCAATGCTTGCGCGTCAATTAGCTAGAGGCATAGCATCTAAAGAATCTGTTAAAGTAGCTATTAAAGAAGCCTCCAAAAAAGAAACTGCCACTGCCGCTGAACGTGGCATGATTAAACAAGGCGCTATCACAGGTGGTAAGGAGTTTGCTACTGAATTTCCTCAAGGCGCTCAAGAACAATTGGCGCAAAATATTGCACTGCAACGTGAGGGCTTTGATGTTCCTACGATGCGCGGCGTGGTTGGTCAAGGTACGTTAGAGGGTGTTGCTGGTCTAGGCTTGGGCGCAGTTACAGGAGGCCGAGAAGCAGCCGCAGCTACGCGTGAACTTGCTGGTGAAAAAATATCGGGGCAAACTGGAGAACAACAGAAGACAAGTGACGAAGCGTTAAAAGATGCGTTCACACCCGCAAAAGATTTAGCGCTTAAAGCCGGAAAAGGTTTTAGTCAAGAAGCTGCTGATCTGCTTATGCCCGCTTCAACTGCGGCGGGGCAAGCATTAGTTGAAGGTGTAACTCGCCCTGACATTACTGATATTCCTCCTCCTGCCGACGAAACTAAAACTAAAACTAAAAAAGCCGAACGTGTCAAACCAGAGGACGTAACGCCTGAGACTATTCAGAAAGCACAGGACTACGTTGCAAAAATTGAAGCTGGAGAGAAACCAACTCAAATTGAAGTTAATTCACTTGCAAAAGAATTGGGTGTCAAACTACCGTTTGAAATTAAATCTAACGTAGCTAAGTTAAATATTATTAAACAACACCTTGCAGAACAAGGAGCACTAAATGTTGCAGGAACTAACATCAACACAGGTAGAGCAGGCGCTGGAGTGGCTACACTCACCGACCAAAATCAGACCACCGCAGGAGCTGTTGGATCTGAATCCCGTGGAGTGGTATCTACTGGAACAAATGCTGGGCCAGATTTGGATAGAACAAAGCAGCAGCCCTTTACATTAAATGCTGGAGCACAAAGCGTAATTATTAGCAATCTTGATCAAGGCGCAACTGTTGATCAAGTTCGTTCGTTGTTTCCCGCTACAGGTGAATTAGCTAATGAAGTCTTTACGTTTGCGGCTACATACAATCTTGCTTCTGAAAAACTTAAGACAGGTAGTTCACCAGAAGAAGTACTAGCTGTGTTTGGAAACGAACCAGCTACGCTTGCAGCTATTAATAAATTCTCACCTCAAGGAACCACAAGTGGCACTACGACCCCTGAAGCCAAGCAAACAACGGCGCAAGGACAAACGAAACCAGCAGCCGGAACAGTAAGCCTTGGCGATATATCACCAGAACTTCAAGACCAAGTTTTAACTCGTCAAAATGATATTTACGACATGGAGTCTGAAGGCGCAAACCAAGCCAAGATTGCAGCCGCTTATAAAGGTCTTAACATCTTAGAAGAAAGTCTTGGGCTAGAGATAACCAAACCTTCTACGCTTAGCGCTAAGAAAGACACTAGATTTGTTGACGCCGCAAAAAGAATTACTGGTGAAGGCAAGCAAGTTGGCGCAGTTGAGCAGAATCTTACCCCTGCATATGAGGGTCAAGATTTAGAAGGGGCTATGAAGCTTGGCGAAAAGTACGAGAGTGAAGCTGAAGCAGAGCGTGATCGCGCATATAAAGAATCTCTTGGTAAAGGTGAAGCTACATACCGTGCTGAGCAAGATCGAAAACTATCAGAAGATGAAAAAGCTCTTGGGTTAGAGCCAACAAAATCTGGTTCTATTTCTCAAGAAAACCGAGACAACTACGACAAAGCTCGGGAAGAGTTTCCTGATTTACCGGAATGGCGCAAATTAGATTCAGTAGACAAAGACGTTTACTTTGAGAATATTCGCTATGGCAACATGCAAGAGCATCGTCAAGCCGCGCAGGCATTAATTACCTATCTAAAAGAAACAGGTGGTCGTGACAAAGGTTACGGGCAAGGTACTACAAATGCTGGCGACCAGCGAGCCATTAAAAACTACGAAGACAATCGAGCTACTTCTTCTAAGTTGTTTAATGTTCAATTCCCTCGTTGGGGCGATTTGTCGGAAACAGCTAAAGATATATTCCTTGGTGAGTTAGGCAAAGGCACGGGGCGCACAATGAATCTTGCTGGCGCACAGCAAGACGTAGCGTTTGCAAAAGTTGGTGAAGCGCTAAAGATAGAACAAAGCGATGCGTCTAGCGTACAGAAACAAAGAGAACTTGACAACATTAAAAAGCGTCAAGAAGAAGTCCAAAAAGAAGCTGAAAAAAATAAAGCCGAGCTTGATAAGTTGCGCTCTGATTTTAATCGTCTTGTAGCATCTGGCGTGCCCGGCACGTATCTGCCTAGCAACATAATTCAAATGGTCAGGGGCAATGATTTGCCAGGTGTTTTGCAGTACTTAAGAGATAAGTACGAGACACATTCTGCAAAAGACAAAATATTTAAAGCAGTTGCGCAAGCGTTATTTCAAATGAAGTTGAATACAAAGATTCGGTATGCCGATTCTTTGTCTAATGGAGACTTAGCGCAGTACGACCCTGTTTCAGATACTATTTTTGTTACGGCGCAAGGCATGACTGCTTCTACCGTACTGCATGAAATTGTTCACGCTGCAACGGCTAAGATTGTTAACCTATATACAACTGGTCAATTTAAATTATTGACTGAAGCGCAGATCCGGGCCGTTGAGCATCTTAATGATTTGATGTATGAAACCGCTGGAAGACTTGCGGCTAGACATCCTGAAGCTTATGAAGTTGTAGGCAAAGACTCTGAAGGTAATCCTCGCTATAGCTTGATGGAGTTTTTAGCCTATGCGTTAACTAAAGATACGATGCAGATTGATTTGGCTACGCTTCAGCCTAAAAAATCAAATGCAATAGAGAGACTGTTGCTGCCTAAAGGGTCGGTAGTTACAAACCTCCCAGAATCAAAAAGTATGTGGTCTGAGTTTGGTCGAACTATTGCAGAAATTATTGGGCTAAGCAAGGTTTACTTCCGCAAAAATAAAGTACGTGAAGACGCGCCATACAACTACTTGCTAGAGATTGCTTCGTCATTTAATGAGATTCTTGCCAAGCCTACAGAGCCAATCTTCTTGAGTCGTCTTTCTGCAAAAGTTGCTACAGATAAGGTAGAGCCAAGGGGATTAGACCCTGACGCAAAAGAAACCGCATTAAGCGAAAAAGAAAACCCGACTAGGCGGTCAAAGACTCTTTATAAAACAGTTACTACTCGCCAAGGTTGGAGAACGATTGCTAAAAACGTTCAAGACAGAGGGTACTTCTCACGCAGTTTATTTATTAAACAAGACAGGGCTGGAAACATTGAACGTGATAAAACCAAAGGTGCTGACAACTGGGATGAAGAAAATAATTTATCTGTTGGCAAAGCCAAAAATTATGTAACTGCAGAGCTTCAAAAACCAATGGATGACTTGCGCACTACGTTTCAAGCATATTTAAAAGCGTCTGGTTACAAGTTTGAACAGGCTATGAATCTGCTACAACAAATTTCAGAGATGCGGCATGAGCCAGAACGTCGCCACGTCAACTGGGTGCTTGGCGTACCTCTGAGTACAAAACAAGATTTGATGCACAACGGCAAACCAATTAGTGCGGCGCAGCGTCGTATTGATATATTAGGTGATCCGCGCACAGGCAAAGAAGGCCTTATCCACAAAGTAGAATTGACTAAAGCGCAACAAACAGCGCTATTTCAAGAGTTAGAAATACTTGCTAAAGCGCCAAAAGATGGTGGTCATGCAGACCCGCTTGGCGACACGCCTCGCGCTGAAAGCTACGAGAAGATTAAAAAGAAGTACGATGAACAAGGCTCTAAAGCAATAGGATATTCTATTGATGAAAACAACTACATACACAACGCATTAGGCTTAGAAAAGGTCGACATTGATAAGCGTTTAGAAGACTACAAAAACATTCCTGTTGAGCAGCGTGAGTTAATTGAGCAAATGTTTGCTCAAGCTAAAATTATTAGCGATGCCACAATGAAGATGGACAAGATTGGGAACTACTGGTCAACTCCTGTGTCTAATCTTGTAGGCATGTACAACTATCAAAGTTACATGCCGTTCAAAGGTATCTCTAAAACACTTATAGATGACATGAGTGACTTAAACAGCGAAGTAAATGGCGCTGAGATGCAAGACACGCCTCATGCCGCAGATGGTCGCTTTACCCCTGCTGACAATCCTTTTCTGCGGTTACTTAACGACGCCTATCGTTCAGCAGCGCGAGCTGGTAGAAAAGACTATACGTTGGCAATTAGGAACGCGGTTTTAAAAGGTTTAATACCGGGTGAGATAGTAGACACAATTGAATTTGCGCAACGCAACATAGCAAACTTGGCTAAATATAAAGGCGCTAATAGCACATACCTTTTTCATTACAACGAAAATGGCTCAATTGACATCATCAAGATCAATGATTTAAACGTCTTGCGTGCGTTGCGTTATTCATTTCGTGATGCAAGCCCAATGCTTGAGATGGCTAACGCTGTAACTGGTTTCTTTGGTGCGCAGCACACTCGGTTTAACTATAACTTTGCACCGCTTAACTTTGTGCGTGACGCATTGACCAACGCTTGGAACATTGGCGCTAGTCGTCAACTTGGCCCAGCCAAAGCGCTTTCATATATTGCTAACATATCTACTCAGGTTGCAAAAAACGGTTTGGGTAAAGCAATGGAAGTTGCGCTCTTGCATGAGAAAGGCGATCCAGCAAGCATGCGTATTTTGGAGCAACGAGCAAAAAACGATCCATATACACGTGATTTGTTAGAGTACATACGCGTTGGTGGTAAGACTGTGTACATGGAAGGTTTTTCTTTAAGTTCAAACCTTCAGGCGCTAAATAAAGGATTAAATCAGTCGCGCATTGTTGCTACTTATGAAGGCTTTACACGCCTAATTGATAGCTGGAACAACATGTTTGAATTTAGCAGTCGCGCTGTAGCCTATAGCATGTACAAAAAAGTAGCGCTAGAAAAAAATATTGCTAACGGTATGTCTAATAAACGTGGCCCTGAAGAACAAATGTCTCCTGCAGAAGAAGCTGCAGCGACGGAAGCCGCAGCGTTTGTTAAAAACCTTGCTAACTTTGAAAAAGTTGGTGAGTATGGTCGTGAGCTTGGCGCGGCATACATGTTTATCCGTCCATCCGCTACTGGCGCGGTGCGCGCCATTGAAGCTGTTCTCCCTGCATTCACTACTGAAGCGCAAGAGCGCGCAGATATGCCGCCACAAATTGCCAAAGATGAGGCAGCGGCGGAAAGGTACATGGAGAGCTTTAGACAAGACCGTAAAAACGCGCAGCGCATGATCACTGCTTTGATTGGCGGCGGCATGTTCCTGTGGACAATGTCTATGTTAATGTCACCTGACGATGAGTGGGAACGTAACTCTACTAGAAGTGACAACATGCAACAGTGGACCAGGTTTGCTAGGTTTCACATCCCTAATGAAGTTTCTGAGCAATTAGGTTTGGGTAAAGACGTTGTATTCCAAATTCCTTGGGGTTTTGGTCTTGGCGCTTTTGCTTCCATTGGGGCACAAATCTGCGGTATAGGGTTTGGCAACACAACGTTTCAAGAAGGTATGGGCAACATCGTGTCTAGCATTCTTGCTGACTCGTTCTTACCGCTGCCTATCTCTAAGATTGAAGTAACAGAGTCTCCAATGAAATGGGCGGTTGACTCCATCATGCCTACTGTGTTCCGTCCTGTTGTTGAATATTTAATGAATACAAATGGCGTGGGGCAAGCCATCAACAGTGCAACTACCCGTCGTCTTGGCGAAGCGTTTACTGGCGGTGATCGTATTCCAGAGGTGTACAAAACACTTTCAAAAGATATGTACCGCCAAAGTCTTGGTGCAATCGACATGAGTCCTAACACGCTGTATTTCTTCACGAACAGTTATTTAGACGGCATATCTAAAATGTTCTTGGAACTGCCATACAGTCTTACCGATCTTGCTCAAGGTGAAAAAACGTTTAATCCCAAGACAGACGTACCATTGTTTGGCTCATTCTTTGGCGCTAAGACCAACGTTGATTCACGAGAGTATGGCAAAATGGAAGTCAAGATTAAAGAAATGAGCCAACGGCTTACTACTCTGGAAGCTGACAGTCCTGAGCTATATGCTGAGTACATCAGCAAAAATCCGCTTGTGCCAAGGATTGTAGACATCTATCAAGAACGCCAAGGCGATCTTAATGAGTTGCGGCAAAAGGCAGCTCAGCTTCGTAACATGAAATACCTCAGTCCAAAAGACCGTGACAGCTTATTAAAGATAACCACCATGGAGCAAAATTTCTTAAAGCACATGATGACGGAAGACTTCAAAGCATACGGGCTAGAGCGTTAACGGATACGCCAAGCGCGGACTCCAAGGTGATCGTCTTTGTGCGTGACATAGCACTTGACTCTTACCTCGGCGCGCTTGGCTCCACTTTCTAGAGCGTAGATTATCTCGGCAGGGCGCAAGGTGGGGATAAAAAAACTCTCCCCCACCGCCATTGCATCAAACGGAAAGATCCACTCCGGTTCTTTGATATCACTTGGATTCATCAAACAATTCACTTGGAATCTGTGTCTTGAACCAATAGAGATATGCAGGGTCAACGCCAATTGCTGACTTCCACCCAGTAGTGAGGCGTCCCTTCTTATCGTCTACAAGAATCTTCTTCTCACGCATATCAAACTCAAACTCACGTAAGCTAACCTGACGCTCCGCAAGAAACTTCTTGAACTCAGTCTTAGATACTTGCAAGAGACCTTCTTCACTGACGATACGCCCTACAAGCTGGCCCCTGGGTTCCATAGTTACCTTGCCATCTTTAAGCACAAGTATGTTGCCCATGTTCTTATTGATAAAGTCGCCAAGCAGAGATGGGTAGTCTGTGCGGTTAACCTTTACAACCTTGTCCCTGATCTCAATCATTGCCAGCACAGTATGGTGATAGATGCGTTCAAGGTCGTAGCCCGTGACGTTGTGTTGATTTGCAATACTGCCGCCACCAAACGCTGCGCCAACTAAGTTTTGATAGAAGCGGTACTCAGCGTATGAACCAAAGTCTTTTTGAAACCTTTCATCCCAAGCAGCGATGTGGTCAAGCACATAGTTGTCACCACCACGCAGGACTTCCTTGATGTACATCGGGCCAGCATGCCCATAGTTGTAGCGAAACGCATCAAATATGTATATACCCATCCTGCTATCTTGCTTGAGTAGTTCTGGTCTATGAATTAGAAACTCAATTAAACGAGCTGCTTCACCATCGGGACTGGCCTTCAAAGAGTCGAGCTTACCGTAGACAGAGTGATTGTTAGTTAGCATAGCAATTAGCGATGCAGACATCTCATACTCCCGCTCAGCGTTGACTGAACCTTGCATACGAATCTTAGCTTTGCCTTGTGACACGTCATGGATAAACTTGCCCAAGTCTTTAGCTTCTTTATCGCCTACCTCATCAAGTCCAAACATTATGCTGTGCAAACCTAGATAGCGGCCTGTTAAACCGTTGTCGGTAGCTCCCACTACACTCAAGTCTTTAGGATGCCCAAAGATGCTTAAACCCGCGTACATAGCGCCGGTCTTGGCATTGCCAGAGCGCCCAGTAAGGCTCACAGTCACGCCTGAAGTTGACGTATATGGCATCAATGGAGAACCAAACCCACACATAGATGCAAAGGCATGCAACTCAAACTCTGGCTTGTTCAAGTAGTCCATCGACTCACGCCAACGCGCAAACGTACCAGCTTGTGTCAGGTGTTTAGATAGGCCACGAACAAATGGTGATGATGGCGCGTCAAGAACTTCACCTGATCGCGTGTACTCTTTCTTGCCGATAACAAAACTACGGTTGTCCCAGTTGGAGTTGTCAGATGTACGCTCTTCTGTCCATCCCATTTGCATGCGCATCTGTAGCGCCTTGTCAGTTGTCTGGAGGTACTGCCCCCATTTGATGATGTAGTTCATAAGATGTTGGTCATGTATTGATGCAAACAATACGCCATTGCTGGTCGTGATTGCTTTAAACGCTTCCTTGGCATAGACGCTTTTCATTGGAAGCAAGAAGTCACGATATCCGTCGTGAGGTAGCTCATAGCGCATTTGCAAGCACTCGCCATCATGCGGGCTGATCATGCGTGTCAGTGGGTACAGATCGCTTGAGAGAATTAGTACAGGATCGTCTTGATACTTAGCGCCCTTCTTATCTACTTTGGCTGGGGGCACAAAGTAGATTCCTCCGTTTTCTCCTCTGACGTAGGGGTAGAGGTACTGGGGGAAATCAGGAACCTTTTGGGTATTCGGGACTTCCCAAACTGCGTCCTCTTTATTTGTCGCGGGGGCGGGTTTGAATTGTTTGCCCAACACAATTGGACTTGTGATCTTTCCTCTGTGTTGACATCCGTCGCATCGCTCTGAATAGTTACTGATGAACCACTCGCAGGTTCTCGGAGCAGGAAAGCGGCTGGCCTTATCTTCTGTATCTTCATAGTTGTATCTCGGGTCTGGGTTGGATAACTCATGGATAGCAGTCTTGCCATCATCACAAAACTTAGCGATGGATAAACCTGCAAACCACAACGGTTCTTCTAACGCGGCAGCGTTCTCACAGATGTATTTAATCTGAGCGCATCCACCTTCATCATCAACACTCTTTTGCGCCAACACCTCAAATGATTTTGCAAAGTTGTCTAGCTTAAGAATCGCTTTAGTGTCTTCGTCAATACCCTTGGGAATGCTTGCAAGAATATCTTCTGTATCAAGCTCCTCTTGAGTCTGTGGGACTACGGATACTGTTGGCGTAACGCCAAAGAAGTCTTTGAACTCGCTCCAGCTATAGACGTGAATCTCATCACTGACAACTGACGTTGGCTCTGGTGGATCAAACTTGTGGTTGAACGTCTCAGGTGCGCGCATGATACGAGCGGCATCTGCTGTGACTACTGGGTCAATAGATATATGCTGAAGGCATAGCGCTTTGAATTTCTCAGCGGCTAGCTTCCATTCATCTTTGGGAATATCCTCGTCCATGATCCAGTAGGCGTGAACCCCGCCACCTGAGTCAATTACCACTGGGTCAGGTAGCCCAGTCTCCCCAATTAGTTTATAGAGCGCTGTGTGTGCGTCGCCCTTTGATTGATAGTCCTTCTTTGCACCAACATCTAAGTCAATGAAGAACGACCGCATGAAGAGGCAGTCTTCTGCTTTTCTGCTGTATCCGTCAAACGTCCCAAGTGCAACGAATGTGTTTAACTGTTTTGATTTGAACTTCTCAATTTGTTCAAATACGCCGTCAAGTGTCTCTGCAAATTTGTTTGAAACTTTTTTGTCAGTCCCAATGCTTGTTATGCAATAGACACCCTGCGTAGGCAATGCTTTCTCGTAGAATTGTTTTAACATGTCTCGCCAGAGTTGAAAAGAGCGGAACTATGCCCGCTCGGTAAATGGGTGGGGGTACTAACTGCTCGTCCACAAGCTTTCAAAAAGTTTAAAGCAGCTTTCCCCCCGATTTTTATTTAGTCAAATTTTCTCCCGACCATATCTTCAAGGTAGTTTTTAGCCATTGCAGTATTCTTCGCTGGAAGAAGTCCCTTGGCGGTGTCACTCTCAATCAGGTCAGTCAGTGTCTCAACCTTAACAAGGTTGTTGTGGCGCAAAGGTTTGCCACGGAACCAACTGAAGACCGTCATGCGAGTTACCTCTAACGCATTGGCTACATACTTTGCGGGGAGATTTGCATTCACGCAAGCGAGTGCCAATGCAATGCCAGCCCTGTTGGGGTTAGCCTTGTGCAACTCAATCAAAAAAGCTTCGCTATATGTCCGTGACATTCCTGTTCCTTATTTCTTAGACCACTTTTTCACCACGTCTGAAATGTCTTTTTCTTCAGATGCGGCAGCTTTTTTAGACTCAACCTTGACGGGTGGTGATTCGTCTTCAACGATTTCGTTGCGGTGGCTAGGCACTTCAACCTCGCCTGTGCTATCCACTTGGAAGACGTTCATCTTGATAGCAGACTCAGCGGCTGAACTCTTAGCTTGATTTGCAATGATCTGCAAATCTTCATCAGGAACTTTGCCAGCTGGTGAGAACACAACCTTTGGCGTAGGAGATTTTGTATCGAAAGCCATCTTAGTGATCACCCGGCCAGCGCTAACATTGTTCGACGCCAAATGTTGAATGTATGGACGAAACGGAAAGCGACCATTGTCTTCCTTACCAAATGATGACGTAGCAGGCAACACCAACTGCATCACATCACCTGATGGGTCTTTAGGCAAGACCACTGCTGTACGCCATGACAAGCGGCAAGCTGTACCTGTACCGCCTTGACCCGAACCCTTGACGGACTTAGAGCAGTCTAGGCATGTGGTAGCGCAGGGAGTCTTGACATCTGCGTCAGGTTTCTCTGAGTCAGTAGACCAGCACACTGGGCTGACCTTTTGACCTTCTACATATGTTGCGTCGTAGAACATGCGGGAGGCTTTGTGAGCCATCTTGACAAAGATCACTTCCATGTGGCGGTCTTCAATAGCACCGATTTCTTTGCCACCAGAATACTTACGAAATACACCACCTTTGATGGAGATTCGTTTGTTACCTTGACGAGCGCCACCTGCAACGGCAAGTGTGTCTTCATCTAAACCAGCGATAGGGGTCATTGCACCGCTGAACATTGTTGCGAGATCGTTACTCATGATAATTTTCCTGTTACTAAATTGAACTTAATTAGAGGGTTTGCGCACGACAATCGTGAACTCCCTCATCACATTCACACCGGGCGGCAGACCTTCGTCTTTGTGCTCAGCCATGAACTCCTTGAAATTGCCCTGATGGATACGACGTTCCAGCAAGTCAATTGCCTCGTTGTCTAGAACAAACTTCTTAAAGTTGTCCCAGTCATTTGTAGTGAATCGTTCCTTGAGAGACCGAATCACTGTGCCACTTTCGGTGCGGATACTACTTGCGTTTGTATCGTTGCACACTGTCAGCATGGATTGCTCAAGCAGTTTCATCTCCTGCTCTAGCTCACCATCTTCTACTTCCCAACCAGACTTGAGTTTCTCACGCTCAGTTCTTATTGTCAAGTATATCTTTACTAAATCATCAAGATTTAACTCAGTAGTTTCACTCATATCCCTAACTCCTCTTTGTACAGATCAACCAATCTTTCATGCGAATCTACCTTGCCTTGCAACATCTGATAGACCTTGCGTTCAGCTTCAGAGCCTTGCAGATGGACAACTGTCATGCTGTTCTTCTGACCGACTCGGTCGATACGCGCTATGCACTGCAGGTATGTCTCGACGCTCATAACGGGAGACCAAAACACAACTGTGTCTGCGGCAGTTAACGTGACGCCATGCGATGCGGCTTGTGGTTGAATAACTAAAACTCTTGGATCAGTTTGTGTTTGGAATCGGTTGATGATCTCAGACCGCTCCCTTGCAGGTACATCTCCGTTAATAACTTCATTGGCTACTCCTTGTGAACTTAAATGACGTGCTACTAGTACGATGGTGTGCCGGAACGGGACAAACACAATCACCTTGTGCTGTGTCTCATCTAACACCTCCATCAGCGCATTCAGGCGTGGTGACACGTCAAACTCCACCACCTCCTTTGTGTCGGTATAGATTGCTCCACCCGACAACTGCAACAACTTACTCAGCTTGGCTGCCGCGTTAACAGCACTGATCTGCTCACCCGCTGCTTCTATCAGCAGTTGGTTCTTTAACTCACGGTAATATCTATTCACCTGGGGACTTAGTGGCACTTCACGGGTCTGGTACACCAACTCAGGCAGGTCTAAGCAATCTGCCTTCTCAAAGCGTATAGCGGGCTGTAGAGCGCTGAATACTTCTTGTTGAGCAATAGCCCTTGGTATCCATTTAAACTTGCTGATGGGCTGCATAACCTTGTCTCTCCAAGCCGTAAAGTACTTGGGTACACCAGCGGGGTTGACTAGCTTTGCTAAGCCGAACGCATCCAGTGGAGACTGCGAGGCGGGTGTGCCTGTCATCATCCATAAGCGGGTCGAAGGGGTGATCAATTTAGCCAAGGTCTTCCAACGTTTTGTCGATACTGTTTTATATGCGTTGGCTTCATCAATAACAATTAGGTCAAACCCTACTTTACTAATATTTTCTTGAACTATTCCTACACCATCGAAGTTGATGATGACAAATTCATACTCTCCGTTGATGATCTTCTTGCGCTTGGATGCGTCTCCGTAGGCTACGCCGACCGTTCTGTGCATGGCAGTTTTAAAGATGTCAGCTTGCCAAGCGGAGTACATGATGGACAAGGGACAGACGACTAGGACTCGTTTGACTATCCCCAACTGCATCAGGTAGTCTGCCGCCCAAATGACTGAGGAGGTCTTACCTGTGCCAGCTTCGTTGAAACAGAAACAGCGGTCTCTTAGGGAGAGAAACGACGATGTAACTTTTTGGTGAGCGAATGGTTGGTACATTCCGGGCCAGTTGTACTCTTTGAGCATTGGGTTAGGAGCATCTCCATAGACGCGCACTAGCCGTTGCATCTCGGGTACGCCCCAGTACACCGCTACCTCTGCTGTTGTGCCATTGTCTTTCAGCACCTCGCATCGGTCTATATGTCCTACGAGAAATTGCAACTCGCTAGACGGAATTACCATGTGGACAACTGTGTCCTGTACTACATTCATACTATTCCTTACTGTGTTAAAACGTAGCCCCTTACGGGGGCAAGTCGGTCAAGCCTGTCGTGTTGAAAGGAGAGGGAGATCTAACACCGCTTAACTGACATGGTTATAAAAGGGGCAAGCAACTGCAAGATCAACGACACCCCCCAAGCCTACTCACTCATGCCTAACAGTAGAGATTACTTCTTACGTTCCTTCTTGCTAGTCTCTGATACCAAGTTACCTTGAGAGTCGCGTTTGAACGAACGATTCTTTGCCACGCTTTGAATGCGCAGACCATTCTTGTTAGAGCCGCCTTTGTCGAGGGCTTTAACGTGGGATACATCTTTACCTTCACGCTTATCGGCTTTGCCGTTGCCGTTGGCGTCAGACCCTGTTTTGTCAATAGAACGACGCCCACGCTGACGCTCCATGCGACGCTCGTGTTCACCACGGGATTTCTCTTGCTCGTATTCTTTTTTGTAAGGGCGGGGTTTATTGACGTAAGCCATTATCTTTCCTTGTGATGGGGGCAAGTGTTCACAGGACACCAGCCGCATAGAGGCGTTGGGTTAGGGTTCCAAACATCGTTTGTATACGATGCATCCATTCTACTCAAGTCAGGGTAGAATGCGTCCCACAGTTGTGAAATGTCTTCCCTAGAATATTCTTCAGTCATAAAACTGTTATGCACTACGAAGAGTAAACCCGCCTTGATTCGTTCAATCTGTGGGTAATGGGCAAACGCCATGAGCGCCATCAGCCTTAACTGTTTTGGCTCAGGGTACTTGTTGCTTCCCGTCTTGTAGTCAACGATGAACGCAGTGTCTCCGTCAATGATCATCAAGTCTACGACGCCCCGCACCCAGTAGCCCTTGCCGTACTCACATGCCTTACCTTCAGCATCAAGTGCCATCCTCTGCTCGGGGTATCGAGTTCCCTCAATCTCCATGAGCGTGTCAAGCACAGGTTTGAACTGCTGGTAGTTCTTGGCAAGGGGCGTACCTTCCCCAACGTAGTTTTCACAAGCCTTGTGTACCTCATTGCCGTAGTTCATTTGCGCGGTCGGCTTAATGTAGAAGCGCTTAAGTACCTTGATTTCTTGGTACTGCTTGGGGCAGTTGATGTACTGCTTGTAGGACGAGAAAGACCATGTGAAGCTCATTTTTTCATATCCCGTATAAATGCGGCAATACTTGCCATAGTGTCTGCTTCAAAGACTTTCATCTTGTCAATCTCAAGGGCTACTTCTTCTAAGACTTTATTACGTTCCTCGCGTGGGTTAACGTATTCTTGGATGTCATCGTCATCGTTCATGTGTTCTTCTCCTTGAGCTTGGCCTCAATTAGACGGATGTCATCCCATCCGACCGTCGATGTTTCAGGCCACATCTCAATGATGTCCTTATTCGTCAGCCCTACCCATTCGCGTTGTGGTGCAACATAGCCAACCACTTTAGGGTTGTGCGCAATCTGTGGGTTTAGGCGGTCAAACATCTTCTTGCCGAGTTCATAGAACTCTTTGTCTTTACCTGTGCTATTGTCTTTAGTCATCTCTGCTCCGATGGTACGAATTTAAAAGCCTTGTTTGCATTGATAAGCCCATAGGGGCTGGCGGTAAAGCTGTGACCCTTGTAGCAGTCATAGCAGTATTGCGTTGGGGACTTGATGTCGCACTTGCACTTGCGGCAGAACTTCCACGGCTTACGCTTAATGGCTTTTTCTCTTTGTTCGGGTGTCATGCTCGCCCCCTCAACTTCAAGCCACGAGCTTCCAACTGTTCAATGATTTCTCTTAGGCTTTTGCGTCCCAAATTTGGAGTCTTAAGCAAGCGTTGCTCGGTGCACCCAAGTAACTGCGTGACTGTGTAGATTTCTTCTGCTTTTAAACAATGCGCAGTTCTTACAGTTAATTCAAGCAGTTCAATACCATCAACAGAAACTGCTTCTTTTAATGCCCATTCATCAAGCACCGCCTGTCTGCTTAAAAG